ACTGCTTCATCAGGAACTATAATACAATAACCTATACCTAGGTTAAACACCCTCTTCATTTCTTCCTCTGGTATCTCACCAGCAAGCATAATCTTACCAAATATCTTTGGAAGATTCCAAGAATCATAATTAACTTGTGGTTTCAATCCCTTAGGAATACATCTTGGTAAGTTCTCAACAATACCACCACCTGTAATGTGTGCCATACCTAGGATAGGTACTTCATCTAAAAGATATTTAACCAATGGAGAATAGATTGTAGTTGGTGTCAATAACTCAGGAGTATCATCCCATCTTATCTTTTGTCTCCATAACATATCATTGATCAAACTATATCCATTACTGTGCAAACCACTACTCTCAATACCAATAATTATATCACCTTCTTTAATTAATTTACCATCGACTATCTCTGATCGATCTACAATACCTGTACAAAATCCTGCGAGATCATAGTCCTTTGCAAATCTACCATGTTCAGCAGTCTCTCCACCTAATAGATCTATAGATGCTATCTCACATCCCTTGATGATACCATCCATTATTTGATCTAACCTATCATCCAACTTATTAGTGGAGATATAATCCAGAAAGTATAATGGTTTAGCACCACAAGTAATCACATCATTGACACACATTGCAACAAGATCAATACCTATTGTTGTATAATCATTAGCAACTCTGCATATATTAATTTTAGTTCCGACTCCATCAGCACCAGATACTAAAACAGGTTCCTCATATCCTACAGGAACCTTTATCATACCATTGAACCCACCAATAGTAGGTGCTTTCTTCTTTAATCTTTCTACAAAAGCATTACCACCCTCGATGTCAACACCAGAGTCCTTGTAATTCATTTTTTAAACACACCAATTTTAGATAGTAACCACAGTGTAACTATTGTCCACCCTATAACGTACCACATTATAACTTACCTCTAGGATTAGTACGACGATTGATGATAGATATAAATTTGTCAGCAGCAAATGTACCACCAAGACAAAAATCAAGTTCATCTCCGTCTTGCCAATTAACATCACCATTCATTTTAGTATGGTTCATTAACTCTTCTATCTTTTTAATGTGTTCTTGTGTTAGTTTCATTTTGGCAATCTCCTATTAAAGTTCCAGTAATCAAATCTCATATAGATTTTATATATTCCAATCAAAAATCTTTTAACAAATTCTTCAAAGAATATTAGAGGGATAACAATCAAATCAAAGATCGTCATTGTCTTTAATCTTTAAAGGATAAGAAGGTTCTTGACCACCTACTTCATACTCAAAATGTTTTGTATCAAAGTAAGAAATATTTGGTGGAGTTGGATTATCATATGCCATCCTTAGTTTCCTTTGGTACTCACGTTCATCAAGCACTTCGTTAATAAGAATCTTCATCTCTTTAACATAAGTCTCAGTGAATAACCTAGTAGGTCTAACCGTAGACTTAGGTAGGTCTCTGTGCTGTTCATCTACTGGTCTACCTTTGTAATTAGGATCAACAGGACCACTCATCCCTTGTGTATCCATCTTATCCATTAAAATCCTCCAATGTAAATAACGATTTCAACTCTAGTCCTGCTAACTTCATAGCAGTAGTTGCCTCATCATTCTCTTGACGATCTACAATAGTAACTACTCTCTCTACTACGTAACCAGCATCACGTAGTCTCTTAACTGCTTTAATTGATGAACCACCTGTAGTAACCACATCCTCAAGAACAGTCACCTTAGACCCCTCTACGAGTGATGGACCTTCAATCCATGCTTGAGTACCATGTCCCTTTGCCTCCTTACGAACAATCAAAGCATCAAGAAGTCTCTTATCAAGACCAGATACTACTGCAACTCCTGCTACTAAAGGATCAGCACCTAATGTAAGTCCTGCTACTGCAATAGAGTCCTTCTCCACCTGTTCCAATAACATTACACTAGCAAGGGTTAATCCCCTTGCCATAAGAGTTACTGGTTTACAGTTAACATAATGCTCACTGGTTTTACCAGAGGATAAAGTATACTCGCCCTTCTTGTAAGCAAATTCCTTTAAGAGTTGTAAAAGTTCGTCAATCATCTGTGATAATAGTGCCACGATTTTTAAGTAGGTCCATAATATCATCCGCTATTCTCTTTGCAGAAGAATCCTTCTCACATAATTTAGTCATCCAGATCCTCTCTTCAAGAGTAACTGGTCCTTCAGATACAATGCGACAGCATATATCTATTAGTTCCAAACGATTAGGTTGCTTCATCAAAGAAAAATACTTGAGTTAATCTTCCAGTCTCAACTGAGTTACCAAAACCAGATTTAAGACTGCGATGGAATAAATCACCACGATATATTACGAGTCTATTATACACGTTACCTATCATTGTGACAACATTCTCTTCCTCATCAAATATTACTGTTCCACCATCTACTGGTGGGTTTGGTGAGAGATATAAAACACCTGCCCATTCAGTATCATCTTTATGTATCCAAGTCTCTGAACCTTCTAAACATAACTGATAACGAAAACAATCCCTGTCCATCCTAAAACGAACAGGGAATTGTAGTACTTCTGATAGTTTATCCTTAACCATATTCTGATAACCTTCATCAGTACCACTTGATCTATGACCAGGAAACTGTCCCGTCTCATAAAACTCTAAGGTTAGAACTTGTTCTCTAACCTTATCAGGATTATCTAAGAAGTTATCAAGAATAATAGTATCAATCTTCACTATCTAAATCACCACCATATTCATCAAGTAATCTTTTAACGGTAGACTCAGTACCCTCCATAGTTTTAACCTGATATAAAGATGACTTCATATATTTTTTAATCTTTTTATAGTCCTTCATAAGTTTTTGGACTTCATCATCATTGATTACAACTGTGGCTTTACTAACAGATTTCTCTATCTCACCACCAAAACCTAATCCCATTTTACTCTCCGTATATTAAGAGGACTTCCTCTTTCTTTTCTTTTGTGGTTCCTGACCAGGTGGATGCCACATTTTTGGATTTGCTATACCATCTGCCTGTTTAAACTTTACAAAATCCTTCTTGAACTTATCATAATAATGATCAAATAATTCTACTGCCTTTTGAGAGATAGCAATATCATATGTGGACTTACCTTCTATTTTATACTCAACTAAGTATGCTGTATTAGGTAACTTTTTATCTTTAGCAGCAGCAGGTTCACACTTTTCATGTAGGACTGTTACAGTCATGATCCTCCACGACCTCCCCATGAAACGTCAGGATATGCTTCCTGAACATTGCGAAGAACAATTTTGTACTTGTTCTGAAGTAGATGATCCTTAACTAAGACCATAATTTCTGCTTCTTTAGGATGTAATCCCTCAAGCATCTGAATAAACATAGTCTCTCTACGTAGACCATTCAAGGAAGGATTACCACCTTGTAAGTAATTGTAGAAGTTCTGACACTCCTTACGAATTGATGTATGTTTATTCCTAACTGCTTCATCAGGTACATAGTTACTATTCGCTGCCTTACCCATTGTTGAGGATAAAGTATCATCGAATGGTGTTTGATCTTCCACCCTTGAATAAGGTACTGCACCTTCAGGTAACAGAGACTTACAAGTGTCATCAAAATTCCATATCAAAATAGTAACAAGTGCATCACACCTGTACTCTGCAAGAACTTCTGCCTTTGCTTTAGAGCTCCTTTGTCTAGAAGCCAACTCCAATATTTCATGCATAAATGGGTTGGCTTCCAGTTTAGGAACTGGTTTAGTTTTCGTCGTCTTCTTCGTTGTCATAAGTTTGTTCAAACCTCACAGCTACAATTTCATCGGGCACTAAGTGACCATTCTCATCAAACATCTCAGGGTGAGTGTAAACCATCTGGGGTGTAGTCTCATAAGAGTGCTGTCGTGCCATCCATCCTATCATACCTCCGACTAATAAGGCAAGGAACGACACTAATGTCGTCAGGGTCAGGGTTACTATAGTAGCTTCCATGATACTTCTCCGCAAGATTTACTGTTTTTTAATGTCAATTGATAATTCAAATTGAAATCGTATCTCTCGCTTAAAGAGAGAGATAACTTTACCAAACATTATATGAAATGTTTTTGGGCGTAGTTTCTTTCTCCTCCCGTTACGATGGCGTAACATTAATTCAAACCCCTTATTAATTTGAAGGGATTCATCCTTAGTTTTATTTAGAGAGTTTTCTTCTCCATTTTTATCTTCTGTCATAGTAACTGCTCGGTATCATAGAACCAAAGATGGTTTAGTGTAGATGAACTCAATGTTTTAAGTGCATCTTCAGGAGTCTCAACTAATGGTTCTCCAGCAAGATTAAAACTGGTGTTGAGTAAGATACCATGACCACTTAGTCGTTTAAATTCTAGCAAGAGATCATAAAGATGTCCAGTGCTTACTGTTTGTATCCTACATGTGTTATCAATATGAGTAACACCTGATATGAGATCCGTCCTGACTGGGAAGCACACTGTCATGTATGGATTAGGTATAACATCATCAAAATATAGATGAGCATCCTCTTCTAATACTATAGCAGCGAATGGTCTATACCATTCTCTCTTCTTAATTCTATTTACAATGTCTCTAGCATCAGGATTCAGAGCATTGAATAAAATAGATCTATTACCCAAT